ATATACCCAATAAAGAACTGTATAATTGGAAAGGCAATGATTTACACCCCGGTCCTATTTTTGATCCTAAAGAGAAATACAAAGAATGGATACAATTATGCAAAAGTTAAAAAAAAATTGAATATTTTTTTTTATAAAATATTTATTATAATATATTGTAATACTAAATCATGAGCATCACGTTCCTACACACGACTATGAATGATGGTGGAATCGATGAAGAATGGAAAGAATGTGTAGAAGAGACTAATAAACTATTAGTTGTAGCATTCGGCAAAGGAAATGACCCATACTATTGGGACGCAACCGAAATGGTGAAAGGTTATATTGATGGCAAACTAGTTTGTATTTGTGGCGTAGAATATGATTATGAAGACAATACGAAAGCACTTATTGATTCTATATGTGCATCTCCTCAAAACCGCGGTTATGGAACCTCACTTATACAATACATTATCAAATATCTTAATGATTCTGGCGTCAAAAATATATATCTTAAAATAGATAAAAATGAGAAGGCTGATAGATTAAAAAAGTTTTATTCTCAATTTGGCTTTTCCGAAGTTAAAAAAGTCTATGATGACTATTTTTTCGAGTATCACAGTCACGATGAGTATGTAATGTATCGTTCTAGCTCCGTTAATTCGGTATAACAAATCTTTGGCAAATCCAAGTCTCAGTTAATTTATAATTATTATGAATATAATTATAAATTAATTAAATATTATTTATATTTATCCAATGATACTTGATATCTTTATAAATAATAATGGCGGCATTTGTAAAAACAATGTCACCAAGAGAATATTCTAACATATTATCTGTTTTCATATTAATTTTTTCAGGATCTACAATTGAATCGTCGCCGCCATAGTCATTTGTTGTTTTGTTTTTGTATCGAACTAAATTATGGAAAAAATATAAATAATCTCGAATGTTAACAGTGTTTTCAATAATATAAACCCCCTTGTCATTTAATAACGGGAATAATGTATTGAACGATGCTAATATGTCGTCTAATTCATGGCTGCCATCGTCGATGATAACATCAAAACTACCATATTTATCATTTACTTTTTTTAAAAACAATTCATTGTTTTGTTTACCTATTTCAACAAATATTTTTTTTTTCTTATCTTCAAATATAATAGAATATGGATTTATATCAACACCTGCTATAACTTTAGCGTCGCCGAAATATTCGTGCATGGCAAATAAACTTTCACCTCTTGACACACCAATTTCTAAATAACTTATTTGTTTATTTACATAATTATTTAAATATTTTTCATAATATTTGCCATAATTATTATATTTCGAATTTTTTTTTGTATTATATTTGTTTAAAATTAATTGTAAATTATTATCTTCTACGATTACTTCTAAAATATTATCTTCTAAAATTACTTCTAATTTATTATCTTCTACTTTTATATTTTCCATATAAATTAATATTCAATATTAATTTATATAATAAAACGTATTTTTTTATTAAAATAAAATCTTAGCGAATCCATTTGATATTTTTAACATATTATATGTTAACGCATATATTTTTATTTTCACAGGTCTTTGATACGAGACGCCTTTGTCAATGGTTAAATTAACGACAATGTCGTCGCAATTACTGAAATTACACGTACCAGTTGGCAAAATGCTTTCCGGTTTTATAGAAAAACTATAAGTATTGATGCCAATATCATTATATACTGTATGATTTTGAAAATTTTGTATGTATTCAAAATAATTAAAATTCTTTTCCTTAACTCTTTCTTGACCATTTAAAAGTATGGAAGCTCTTTTAATGATATTATCCCCTTGTAATTCATACGGAGAGTTTGTATAATTAAACGCTTCTTTTGAATATCCTTTTAATAAATAATCATAATTAGCTCTGATAATTAATTCTTTTACTGGATTTTTATAACCCAGTTTTATTTTATTATTGCTATGATATACTAATTTATCATTGTCGAATTGTACATAATCTATAAGATAAGTATGTTCTTTTTTTGCGAAATGAACCCTTTCGGTAATATCTAAATAAATCATATCTACCAATAAATATGCATTGTTTAATGATAAATTAATAATATGAGAAAAATATCTATTTTTATCCAGATATAGTTTTTCATTTATTATAGGAGTGACTGAATATTTATTATTTACGCCAATTATAACAACATTCGGTATAAATTGCTCAGGTGTAATTTTGGTATAATACAACCTTTTATTTATAACATCGAAATAATTGAACCTGGCATAAAAAACATTATTTTGATATTCCTGTTTAATTATTTCATCGTTTTTAAAATTAACAATGTCTTCCTCGATTATAATATAATGAGACGGCGACAAAATCAAACAATCGTCCAATTGATTAAATTCAACATTTATTTTTATATCAGAATTATCTAATGCTATAATGGGTAACGCCATGTTGTAACTACGACAAAACCAGAACATAAAAGGTATATACAATAAATAACCTTTTTTACCATTCGTATTCTCATAAATTTCAGGAATGTTACCAATCATTTTATCTAATCCTCTGCGTTTTGAAACAGACGTGGACAATTCGGAATATATATTTAACCAATCCCCATATTGTCTTTCTAATATATTACCTCCGATTTCCAATTCAACCTGTTTTACTAAATTCCAACCAATTTTTTTACACCAAGCGCACGAGGCGATTTTACCATTACCTTGTCCTTCTTCTCCTGGGAAATCTATAAATTTACCAATAGGTGGTAGATTTACTACTAAATAAATTTTACCAATTAAATCTGCTATCTTTGAAATAGTACATGTCACGCGAGAACCAAAATCAGGTTTGACATTGAAGTATTGAGTTATGGGTTCGACCGCGAAATTGGTATGTCTTTTATAGACTTGTTTAAAATATGTTATTTGAGGGTCTGATACCAAGAATGTTTCGGGATATCCTGTTAAAACTAACTGTAAAGCACCTGCAGGCATAATATTTTTAATATTACTTGTATACTAGTTTTTAAATATAATTTAAATAAATTATATTTAATTTGTTATTAACTCAGTTAAAGTAGTTTTAATCTCACCATTTTTATCATATATTAAATTAATTTTGTCAAAAATATCTATAAACTCTTTAGAATTACTATCATATAATTCTTTTCCATATCGTTTTGTAATAAATGATGATCCGTCGCATTTAGTATATTTATCAGTGTTTATAGTTAGATTAATTTCTCCAGGTAAATCAAAAATTTTAATATTTTCTATAGTATTATTTGTACTATTTATACTTGTAAGTTTATCTGGATAACTTTGTTTTTCAAAGACTGATATAACTTTTTTACAATAATTATCCCAATTCATATCAGATTCAGGTTTAATGTTAATTTGTTCTTTATATATTCCAGTAATATTATTAAAGACTGGTCCATACTCAAATAAACAAGTATATGTATTTTTACTATCGCCCAAATTATATTCAAAAATAACTGGTAAATTATATTTATTAATACCTAATAATGTTGTCAGTGTTGTAGTTTTACCATTGTCTAATTTTACGACTAAATCTATATCATTAAATATATCATTATAATTTTTATCGTTTGTATAAAAAGGATTAATCATTACTGTTCCAATAATACTTTGATCTTTATATTCAAATTCACTTTTATTATGATAAAAAGGTATAATAGGTAATATACTGTTTTTATCTATTTTATTTGTTGTAATAAAATTGCCAATTGTGCCTGATAACATTCTCCCCTGATATGATGCGTCATCAATAAATATATACTTTTTATCATATTCTGATAATTTATTAGAATATTTCTTTTCTAGCTCTCTTTTTAAATTATTTACATCTTTTACAAAAAATGTTCTTTCTTTATCATATCCCGGTTCTTCTTTTAAATATTTATATAATAGTAATAGTGTCCAAAAATGCGACCCATTTATAATATCAGACATATTATTTGATTTTGAGAATAAAATAAAAATAAATATTTTTTTTTTATCATTGTAATATTCATCAGCTAATTGTTTTGCTATTTTTTTAATATTATCTAATAAATCATTGATTGTAAATATTTGTAAATTTGCAAAATATTTTAATATTTTTTTTGCTAAAATTTCATCTTTGTTTTTATACGACTCTATAAATTTTTTAAATTGGTCTTCGTTAAATATTGTTGATATCTTGTTTTCTGAATAATTAAATGTATTTTTTTGAAATTCTATATATTTTGTATCAGATTTAAAATCATCAAAATATTTTTTGTTTAAACTATAAAAATAATCTAAATAATCAATTGAAGGTATTTCTTCTAAATTAGCTGGTAATGGTTTTTTAAATTTATTATTTTGTTGTGTTTGTTCTGCTGCTACTGGTTCTGTTGGTGCTTGTTGTTCTATTGGTGCTTGTTGTTCTGTTGCTGTTGCTGGTTCTGGTTCTGGTGCTGGTGGTTCTGGTGCTGCTGGTTCTAGTGCTGGTTTTTCTGTTGCTGCTGGTGTTGGTTCTGTTGTTGCTTGTTCTGGTGCTGGTTTATTTGAAGATTCTAATTTTTCTTTTATATTTTTATATATTTTGTCAATAAAATCTTTAGAAAAATCATTATCTTGTAATAATTTTTTTGGTAATGTTTTAACTAATTCTTGAGATATTTGATCTGATAAATTATGAACTAAATTAGTATCTTGAGCTAATTTTTGAGATATTTGTATAGTTATATTATTAATAAATTCTTTATCTAATAACAATTTATTATGTATTTCTGAATAATTTTTAAATATTTGTAAAATTATATCTTGAATTATATTTTTAAACATTAAATCCGAACTTTGAGGAAGTTGTTTTGGCTCTTGTATTAATACATATTGTGGTTTTTGTGATGTTGCTTCATTACTAGGTATTATAGTTGGTAAATAATTAGGACTTATTTGGGATGACAAATTAGAACTTATTGGGGGAAAAAAATTAGTATTTATTTGGGATGACAAATTAGAACTTATTGGGGGAAAAAAATTAGTATTTGTTTGGGATGAAAAAATATGATTTGGTTGGGATGAAAAAATAGGATTTGGTTGGGATGAAAAAATAGGATTTGGTTGGGGTAGTTTTGTTAAAACATAAGAATTAGATGCATTAGGTGCATTATAATCATTTGAATATTGCATTATCTATTTATATTTATATAAATAGATAATTAATTAGAACATTGTGTATTTAAAATACCAATTATAAAAACACAATGTTCTAAATAAAAATACATCCTATACCACTTGATATTCTTAATATATTATATGATCTCGCAAATATTTTTATAATTCCACTGTTAATTTGCTTATCTAAATTATATTTAAATAATTTGTTGTTTAAATAAGTAAATGAGCAGGACCCGGACGGTTGATATGACAAAGGATACAAACAAAACGGATACACGTGTAACCCGTCTAAAAATGTGGTTTCGTAATACGTGTGTGGATATACTAACGAAGTTAGTTCGGAAGGAACATTGCTAAATCTGTTGTGTCCGTTAAAATTCAAAGATATATTTTTAAAAACATTTTCATACTGGTAATATTCTTTATTTATTAATGAATTATTATTTTGAACTATAAAAAATATATCTTTGACTGGATTCAAAAAATGCAATTTAATGCTACCATTATTGTTTTGTGATATATTTTCATAACAGTATTGAACCTGTTCTATTAAATATTCATGCCGCATTTTTGCAAATAATTCTCTTTCATAATCACTTAAATAAACAAAACTCCCGACCAACTCGAATTTTATCTTCATATCGCCAACCAAAGACGCCCCGTCTTCTATATAAATCAAATCGTTAATATTACGCGTATTAACTTCAAATATTAATTCACTATTTTGTAGCGCAATCAACGGTAGAGCTAAATGAAATTTATTTTGAAAATAAAAAGGCAATGGAATATATAAATTACTTTTCTTTTTTTTATTAGAATCAAAATTATATAACTCTTTGGTATTACCAATCATTTTGTAATATCCACCATATTTACTTTCATTTATAGCACAATGCGACCAAATGTGCAGCCAATCTGATGAAAGTTCTTGTAATGTATAATCATTGATTCTTAAATTAATTTTGTTAAAAATAAAATGCCCAACAAATTTTATCCATGATACTCTAGGTTTTATGGGTCTATTTATTATAGCATTTAATTTAATTACATTATTAATTTTATTTTGCAAGTTAATTTTAGATTGCGTAACAATGTTATTATAGTCGTTGTTATCGTTTGTAAATCTAAAATTATCAAAATGTTGATTATAAATTTTAGATATTTTATTATTTGGTAAATTAATTAATGGATGATTATTATTTATACTACTAATTATATCATTCAACATATAGTTTTTAAAATCTTTTACACTATACGATTTGTCTAAATTATTATTATATTTCTTGATAATTTCATTGTAATTAATTTTAGTAAAATATATATCAAGTATTACATCGGGATCTAGTGTTTTATACATGTTTAACTTTTCTAAAATATACCCGATCCCATTATGTAACATATATGTTTTTGTATTATTGTAAATGAATTCATTATTATTCCATACAATTTTTATGATTTTATAATTGATGTTATTGTAATTTAAGTCATATTTGTCTATTATGAACAAAGGGTTTGAATCATTTAAGAACACCCAGTCGTAATAATCAAGATAATTACTGTCATCTCTACATACTAAAAATATGGAATTGTTATCTTTTTTATACCATTGTACAATTTTATATTTAAAATCTACAAAATTATCAATTAAATATTCCAAGGCATTTAAACTGAGATTTATATACAATAAATCATAAATATTATTTAAATTATTATATATTGTTGTTGTATTGCTAACTGTATTGTTTTTTAATGTAGTATTTAATAGTATAAAATCATCAATATTATCAATTAATTTAATAAAGTTATTGATATTGTCAAAAATATACATGAAATCGATTGGCGCGACTGTATATTTTTGATACGTAAAATGAACCGTTCTTATATTTAAAATATTCTGATCTATTATTTGAATATAACTGAGATGATTGTTAATTGTGTTAATATCTATAGTATTCACATTTATATTTGGTAAATTTGTTATTAAATTATATATAGTGTGTAATTTAGCTGTATAGCTGGTTATATTATTATAAAAATAATTATTAAATAAATATGAAAAACTTTCAATGTTATTTCTCAATGAAATATTATTGTACAATACTATATCAAAACTGTTGTTGTTGCTGGCGTAAGTATTCATTAAATCAATTAAAATATTAACAGTTTTTTGAAGGTCGTTAAAGTCGTTGATTTTATTGATTTGTACAGTTATGAAATTTAATTTAGTAATTATAGGAGAGCTAGTTTTTAAATTTAGATTGGCGTTAATCGATAATATCCCTGAATATAATTTTTTGAATGTATTTATTATATCATACGTTGACGATGATAGTTCAAATAATTCTGAAAAAGGGATGTTGTTTTCTTTGTCATTGATGATGTCTTCAAAGTTAGGGATGGACCTGGCTAATGTTGTGATAATTGGGAACAACGTCATGAACTTTTTGATCTCTAATATGTCTAGTTTTAATTGTTCTGTTTTGCTAGTTATATTTGTAATTGATGATAAATCATCTAATATTTCAATAGATTCGTTGATTTTATTTTTGATGTTCGATATATTATTAATGATATATGTTAATTTATTAATAATATAATCATTCGTTATTGCATTTAAACTTGCATCGATAATATTATTAACGTTTTCGCTTATATCTCTGTATATGATATCAATCGGAGAACCTAACTGTAAGAATATATTAATAATATCACTGATACTATTTAACGAATGCAACGAATCAATTATATTTTTTAAATAATCCGTGTTTTTTAACAAATTAATAACATTATCTATATTATACGTTTCTAAAATATTTGCTAAACCAGTTATATTTTGGATGTTGGTTTGAACAGTATCGTTTAAATTAAAAAAATTAAAAATATTATTAGATATGTCATTAATTAAATACAAATTACCAATATTGTTATTATAATTATCGAATTCTCTGTTCATATTCCTCCATTCTGAAATTTTAACACTGTATAACCCCAAATTAATGTACGCGTCGCTGATGTCGTTTAAATATATGCTGTTGTTGTTCTTTGTATTATTTACAAACAAAGTTATATTTTCTGACAAATCATTTGGTAAAATAACAGTATTAAAAATTGTTTCTAAATTGTTTAATGTATTCACAATATCGCCGTTGTTTTGTTCGTTGAAAAATTTACGCAAAGGATAGAATAAACTTTTTAATATATTCGTATTTGTTAAAAATTCACCAAAAAAATCACAGTTTGATAATAATAATTTAAATGTATCAGCATAATTATAAACAGTGTTTGATACATTATTTATTCTTGTAATATTCATACTCTTGCAATTTTTTAATATCGTAGAATAATAATTTGTGTAGCTTGTTATATTTACAACATTATTTCGTACATTCATTAAATTGGACATGTTGTTATACAACAACGGTACGAACGATAAATTTTTATTAATACTGATTAAATTATTTGATATATTGGTAATATCGTTGTGCAACTTATCTATATCAGTGGGAAAGTTATTTATGGCATTACTTAAATTAGTTAAATTTTCTATAACATTTATAAAATTAGAAGAAACGTCTGTAATATTTGGTAAATTAACTGTTATAACATTATCAAAAAAAGTTTTTAATATTATAATAATATCTGTTGAAATTTTAATTGGTGTATAATTTTGTTTATAATAATTTTGCCATGATGTATAACTGTATTTATGCACAACACCTACCTTATATTTATAATTGTTTTCATAAAGGAAACCATTATTCAGTTCTATTTTTAATATATTATTACTTATATCTAATATTTTCATTGGACCATATATTTCATTTAATTTATACACCACTATATAATCATTATTAGTTAAATTATGATTGTTTATAGTTATATAAATATAGTTGTTATCATTTTCATTTTGCGTAATATTAATTGTTTCTAAAATATTATTTATTTTATATTTTTTTTCAACAGGGCTAAAATTATATTGATTCCATTTATAATAACTCATTGCTAAAACATTGTTGATTTTATGGTCAAATTTTATCAATTTCATATTAAAATCATAATTAAATCCAAACGGTAATTTGGTCGTCCTCACTAAAATACCGTTTAAAATTATTAAAGTTGTATTTACTGTTTGATCTATTGACCAATCTAATTGGTCTAATAGTTGTTTTTCGCCATCTGTTACTAATTCCCCTAAATACCAATACTTTTTGTTATTAATAATGAAAGAATTATTGTTTATGTTTCTATTATTGTTATATATGTTGTGTATTAATTGTTTATTTAATTCTAATTTAACATCGTTTAATTCCTTTATAAAATTTAATTCATTCGCTGATAATTTTGAATACAACTCTTGCTTTGAATACAACTCTTTTTCTGTACTGAAATGTATGTTTTTTATAATATCTCTGCCTTCAAATGTAGAAAAGGTATTTGCTGCATCCATATAAAAAGTGTTATTAAACATTTTAATTTGTTTATACGGGCTCGTCGCATTATAATTATCTATTGATTCGCCAACAGATTCATTCAACCCAAATTTATTTAAAATATTATTCCAGAATGATATTAATACTAAAGATTCCCAAGATTGATCACATGGTAAGATAGAGTTTCTTAATAAAATATTTAGTAATATTGGTGCCATGTAATCTGGGTTTTGGAATTGTCTGTTAATATCAAATATAATGTCATTCAATGTAATTGTATTTTCAAAAACATCGTTAATAATATTCGTTACGGTTAAATTATCAGACACATCATATGCACTTTTAATATTATAAGGGATCAAGTCATTCAGCAAATAATGTACAATTTTTGTATTTTTATCATATAAAATTTTTTCAACAATAGTTAAATTTGTATCATATAATTTATTGTTAATAATCTCATATAATTTTGATATTACACGATAATACAAGTTATTGTATGTAACGAAGATTAAATTGTCGGACGAATCATATGCCCCGTTATTTATAGTATAGCTGTATGTAGGAGTGTTAACTGCACTTAAATTAATACTGTAAACACAATAATTGTGAATAAAATACGGCTGTAAATTATTACTTGTATCTTTATACATACCGCCGTCAATTATGTATTGCAATATATTGTTGCCGTTTACTATTCCTATGCTTGTATAATCTAATATTTTATTATTAGAATTATCGTACAAACCTAATACATTATTAACAAGTTTTAATCTATTATTATCTACTCCAAACTCGTTAAATATTTCCCATTCTATCGCTTTTTTAAATTCTTTCGTAGATTGTAAATTGTCAGAAACTGTACAGTATCCTTCGGATAATCCGACACTAGAGCCTGTCTTATGGGTTGTCAGACAGGCTGTACCAAAAGTTAAATTATAATTATTTATTATTTCTAGCTCGTCTGCTTTATTTAGCTTGAACAATTTCTTATATTTATTGTATTTATTTAAAATTAATGTTTGATTATGTATATAAATATCATTGATAAAATTAATAATTTTATTTCTAAAAAACAAATCATATTTAAAATAAAACTTCGCGTCGCTATAAGCGGTGGATACTTGTAAATTATAATCAATTAAATTGTTATAACTCGGGTTAATTCTGGGAAATATTAAATCATAATTATTCCAATTAAAATCGGTCATAATTTGAATATCTCTCAACAGGTTGTATGTCGTTAAACCCGTTGTGTTCACGTTATCGAAAATATTTCTGTAAAAATTAATGAAATTATTTTTTGTAACATTAAAATACTCTATTAAATAATTATATGTATAATTGTTATAATGTTGTTTAAATAATTGAATTAAATAGTCTGTTAATATATCAAATATAGAATAATTATTAATGTTAATTATATTACCAAAAAATAGTTTGTTGTCTTCCGTTACAATTTTATAGCTTATGTTGTTGACTTTGTCGTTGATGATCTCTTCGTTCAAAATATCGTATATATTCATCATAACTTCGTTGACAGCGTAATATATCGCCGCTAGCTCCGTTTGTTCATTTGCAAATTCCTTTTGACAATATTTTAAGAAAAAATTAATATGCGTCAATGTAGCGCCGGTAAAAATTTGTTCTTTATAGTTATCAAAAGTAGCCCAAAAATTTATGTCGTTCGCTCTTGGCTTCCTGTCCGGTAAATAATATAATTCTAATTTGTTACTAAGATAGAACACGAACCATTGTAAGACTTCTATTGATTTTAAATTTGTTAATTCAATATCAGTATATAAATGATTCGCGTTTTCTATGCTTAAAACTGAATAAAATCGGATAGTTTTATTATTCATATTAAATGTCTTCCCGTCTAAATAATTAATACATTTGCTCTTAATATTATAATCAAAATAATTATTAAATAAATTTGTGATAATATGATTAACTATTATTTGATCATAATAATTACAAAAATTATTAATAATAATAATATTTCCTGCCGTCGCGAGCGTAGGCATCGAAGAATAACCTTTTTGAATAGTATGTAAAATATCTTGGATCAAATGCCATAAATTATTATAAAAATATATAGTAGCATACAACAAAAATTGTCTGTTTTTTATTTTACTAGTAATTTTATTTATCAAATATTTGTAAAAATCAATAATTATTGTATTCAAAAACACAGTCCTATTTTTAACGTCATTCACGCTCCTATTTTTAACTATATAGCTGTCGTCGAAATACCCCCAATTATATATCAGCCTTATTTTGTCGCTAACAAAGCTAGGTATATTCTCGGAGCCCGCAATATTAAAAAATACATAAAACGATAGCTTATCCGTCGTTTTAATAAAATATAACAATGCTAAAAATTTTTTAAATTCAACGTAATCTGGAGGGGCTATATACATCTCATAATATTCGTCTATTATATCATATTCCAATATCGTCCATTTGTTAAAACTAAAAGTTAAATTATTTAACTCGTTGTCTGTAAATATATTTAATGATTTCAATATGTTTATATCATTCGTATTTATATTATTATAATCCGTATTGTTTGTAAAATTTCTTATATTTGTATTGTTATCAAAATAATTCAAGTTGGATATTTTTATAGGATTATATGATAAATCATTTTCCTTTGTTAAAATTAAATTAATAGGTTTTTTTAATAATATTTCATTTGAAATTTGTTTAATTTTTATTTTTAATGCTGGGAATGTTTCGTAATTTTTTAACATCTTTATAATGTTAAAGCTGGATGATGACGATGAACTGCTCGCGCTCTGTATAGTTTTAAAAAACAACAGATCTTGAGATTCTATAAACTCGTTCCAATTATTTAATATTTTTTCAACAAAAAGATTGTTATCATATGTTCCTATTATACTTTCTAAATATTTGTTTGCATGCTCCGCTACTAACTTGCTCTGTAAAGCAATCACATTCGCATTAGTGACAGCGTATTGAGAAAAAAAATAATTTGATATAAATAGATTAGTAAATATGTTTTTAATTATATTATGATTTATGTCAATAGTTAGACCGATATTATTAACAATTATGTTGTATATTTCGTAATTCTCTAAATTTAAATTTTTTATTTTTGTAATTATATATTTATAATTTTCATATATATCATAGTTAATATTTTCATGTTTAATGTTCAATATTGGTATAAATTTATAATTATTGGTATTGTTTGTTTCAATTATAAATCTAGATGCTATGTTACTTTCTTGCCAATACTCGTATGTCGTATAATCAATTGAATCAGTCAAATCGATTAAATTATTGTCGTTCCAATAATATTTAAAGTTATTATTTAAATAAACTTCTTGATTTTGTATTGTATAATCTTCAACTATGTTTACAACATTTACATCATTAATGTTCATAAATTTATTACCATATATTGCAAATTTGTCGGTGTTGTTGTTTCTTATTACTATTTCCGATGTATGGTAATATAAATCTGTTTCACTTATTCCAGGTAAATTTAATTTTTTTAATATTATTAAATCATTGTAATAAGCAGACAACTCGAAAATAGCAAACGGTAAAAGATAAGGGAAACCGTCCACCAAATTAGAAGGCTTTGTGTAATTATTTTTGTAATACAAATTTAAATAATTATAATATTTCCCTTTATAAACATATTTAAAACCTTTGCCTTTATTGATAAAATCATATACTGGTATTAAATTATTACTTATATCCGTCTGGCTTTGGATTGAAGAATCTTGAGTGAAATTACCAATTAAATCAATAATAAAATCGGCGGTAGCGTCAACAATATAATTCCCACTAATATCTTCATTGGAATTAATGGGTCCTATATAATTGCCACTCGTATCCACAAAATAATTATTATCATTCCGATTTACAATGATGCCCGTATAGCCGTTGTCATCCACATAAATTTCTTTTATTAATACGAAATTCATGTCTTTGTCTAAAAAATATTTTTTATTATAACGCATGTCTATATTGGATTGTAAATTACTATACAATAAAACAGGAATAAACGATTTATTAATGTTTAATTGCGAGAGATCCTCAATGTAAAAAGTAATAGGAATGTAGTTGTCGTTCTTATCAACAAAATATTTTTTTTGACTGTTATCTATAATATACTTGCCTTGGTAATCGGTTATATCTTGTTCATTTGGCGTGACGCTGTTGTATATATACAATAAATACTTATTGCCGTCATTTAGAGGCGGAAAATTAATTGTAGATGTGTCTTGTAAAATTTTAATCTCCCATTCTATCGCTTCGTCCGGGTTTGATGTGTATATACTGATGTTATTAACCCTGCTTTTTATAAATTTGATTTTCAGTATTTGAAATAAATCTTCTGATTTAATTATTTGAGGTCTAGAACCAATAAAATATATTTTATTGTTAATTGCATTGCTTACTACCTCGGTCTCTATTGTCACATCGTTATTTGTGTACTTTTCGGTTTTAATAATATAATTAGAGTTCGTTATTGAATATTTTTTATTTACTAATATATCTGTCAAATCATATGTTACGCCATTTTTTTTATAAAAATACATCAATGGCTCTATATTACTTTTCGTGTGAATATTAAGTATTAAATTAATTATTATGTTTTCATAAAAAATCTGGTTGTCTAAACTTGTTAAACTATAGTCTTGCTGTTTCTCTTCAATATATTTAATTAATTGTATTTCCTGGGTTCCCACTATATAATTTGTTAATTTTGAGATAAATTGTTGGTAATAATCGTACGAAGTAACTATTTCCCTATCGTCGTTTACTTGTAATAAATGTAGTAAATATTGCATCTGCAATGGATAGTAAAAATTATACAAATCGTTTTTTTTATCAACATAGTTAAAACACATCTGGTTCAACTCGTTTATTAAGACGTTATTCGGGTCGTAATTTACCGGCGATACAAATTTTTTGTCGGCGATGTTATAATCCTTCACCTTTTGGTAAATTGTGCTTTTTTTTAATTCTTTAGAATGGTCTAGCCAATTATAAACGTTTGTTACATTGTCGTTCTCAAAATATGTAAAATATGTGAAATCGCTCAATCTTTCTAATATATAATTAATATTATTCGTTGACAGGTTAAAAATGGTATTATCTATGTTTAGCCTTAGCTCCGTTGGGATATCATTGTTGTATCTTGCCTCTAATGATGGCAATTCGCAGTACATTGTTAAATTCTGAAGTAAATCTCCATAGTTCGGTATTTTTAAATGATGCTTGCTGCCAAATTTATTTTGCCCTTTAAATTTTATATTTAAATCTTGAAATGAGAAGGGGTGGGATGTTTTATAAACTAATTTAAAATGGCTGAAATTTAAATTATCTACAAGCAACTTATTATCAGAACAGCTAACTAATTGTAGCAAACCTCCGGCTGGCATGGTTAATTTATTACTATAAAATAATAAATTAATCTTTAAATAATCAATTAAATATTTTTAATTTTATATCGAAAAAGCCAAACTCGCCATCCCTTCCGTAATTTTCAAAATGTTTATGCTCCTTGCATAAAAATTAATAGATACGTTTCTGTCCATGTATTCAAAAAACACAGGGTTTATGTTTATAAATGCTTGGTTCGCATCCAATAGCCCCATATTACAGCTGCCGCTCGGCTGATAATCTTCCGGATTAATGGCAAATGAAAATAAATAAATTCCCGGCGAAGGAATGTTTGAGTGGTGTTTCCATGGTTGAATCAAGTTATAATACATGCCATCTCTGGCTGAAATTCTTTCCGTACTATTAAAAGTTATGGTTAAGGTGTCTATCGTGTTCTCTGAATACAATGTGTTTATAATTTCGACATATCCGTAATCATTTATAACGTAATCGCTGTTAATTGTTACGGATGTCTCGTCTGCGTTAATTACCTTGTAAGTGTTGTTGTAATATTTGCTGTTGTGTATCCTTATGTTATCGTCTCTTTTAATTAAATGTTTTTTACCAATAATTAATTTTATTTTATCATTCGTTAATTTAGTTATAGCTGTGAATTTGTATATTTTCACAAATTCATACCTATCCCATGCCTTTGTTTGACACGTCCATAATAGTTCTTTGATTGGATTTACAAAATACAACAATTGGTTTATGTTGGACGAATTTATATTATTCACAGGCAAGTATTGATGCTGGTCTATTAAATATTCCAGCGAATTCCTGCCAAATTTCTTTCTTTCTTCTTGTTCTATGTAAACATAATCAATGTATAGCGAAGCATTTAATATGCTTATACGCTCGTTTATATTTATATTATCACTTAACTTGTTTTCTATTGTTTCGACCATACAACATTCCGATAATTCTTTTAATTTTAAATTTACTTGGATATCATGGTATCTCAACGCCAAAGCTGGTAAAGAAATGCCTGTATATTTCGAAAACCAGAACGGCAACGGGATATATAATGAATAGGATTCTTTTTTGTTTGTATTATAAGTGTTTAGTTTAGGTATGTTGCCTATTATGTTATTAAATGTATTTATTTGATTCGGGGATACTGTCAGCTCGTACCAAATGTTCAGCATGTCCGAATTCAACCTGTCTATCACCTGACCGCCTATAGAAATATCAATATAGTCTATCAACCTTAACCCTATTTTTGGAAGCCATGAAAAACGGTAATAATCTATTTTTTCAGTGTCTATTACATTTTTTATTTTTGTTAATTCGTTAAATAATTGATTGTTGTACAGTACTGTATTTTCGCGGTACGTTATTAAAAATGTTTTTAGTTTGTCTTTGAATTCATTGTTTTTAAGAATACTGTAATTTGAGAATTGATATTCGGTTTTTAATGATAATTCAAACATGTAGACAATATCAAAATTAATATAACTATTGTTTTTTTTTGTATACACATTTGTAAATATATTGTTGTATTTATTATATTCGATCCAGTTGTCCGATTGTTTATACTGATTTATAATATCCTTCACTGTATTATAATTACCGGCTATACTAATCGCCTCTTTCCATAACAGTCTCCATAAAATATAAAAATATTTTATATACATTTTATAATTAGTAAAGTTTTGATTAACTTCATTATATTGCAACATTACATTATTAACAAATGTTTTGTTATTTGGATGTATTGCCGAATCCTTTAGTATCGGTATGTGTACTTCGGGTAAATCTATTTTCAAATACATATGATGTATTAAATC